CCAAAACCACCAGTAATTAAATTAATCCCTTGAACTTCTTGTGAATATTGGTCATCATACATATCCCAAACTTGATCAGTTACCCAATCAACTCTAGGTATAACAAAAGCAACATCGGTAGAGTTAAGTTCTTTTAAGGTAATAATTTCATTTCGAGTTTGAAGTTCATAGTTGTAACTATCAATCGGATACGGTGGTGTTGCCTCATTCGTCCAGCTAAGTGTTTTACCTAAAAAATAGTAATAACGTGCGCTACGATTTTGAATTTCATTATATACTGCGTCAGCAATAGAATTGTCTAACGGAGATTTTAGTAATGATGACATTTAGTTTTCCAATTAGCTGATTGTAACAGTCCATGTAACAGCGATAGAATCACCAGCTGCTTTATTAACTACAGGGAATGTTGTGCGGCAAAGCATAGTTCCACCTGATGCTGCGTTTAAAACTGCTGCTTCAGTAATAGCACCAGTGCCAGTACCAGCAGGGAATGTAGCAGTAAAAGTAATTGCATTAGCGGTGTTAGAACCAGAAGCCAAACTAACACGACCAGCCTCAGTACCTAATGTAGTATCAGCTGCTTGTGGGGTTGACGTTGAAGTGCCAATAGCCATATGTGACATAATACCAGAAGATGTCCCAACAAGACGTGATGCAATAAAGGTTTTACCTGCTGATACTACTAGATTTTTTGCTTTACGCACTTCTTTAATATTACCATCTTCGCCACGAACTACTATTTCAAGTTCGCCGATCGGTTTAAATGTATCAGATAAATTCATAATATCTCCTTAAGTAAAAGTTATAGGTGTACCCACATACGAGCCAGTATCATTTAAGAAAAATCCAGCCTCAACATATGGGTCAAAAAGTATAATCCCGCCACTATCTTCAGCAGTATAAGATTCAGGTTCTAATGTTCTTGTTATTGAAAACGCAGGTGTCGTTCTATTTAGGTCAGTTGCGTTAGTATCTGTTATTGTAACTAGATCGCTGTCCAGTGTAAAGCCATTGTTTAAATAATGATCATATAAAACTGAATTAAAATTCTTAGTAATATCTTTAATTTCTAAAGTATTACCAGAAACAACACTGTCCGAGGCATTAATTGTTAGAATCTTAATTAGAGATTCTACTGCAGTATTGATGGTAAATTCATTGCGCAAGTCGTATTCACCAAATATCGCCATTCCAGATGGGTGAATTAAATTCTTAACAATAGTTTTGTATGTTTCTAATGACTGGTCAATTTTAATAACATAAGAAAATGCTTGATAGAATTTACTATCTTGAATATAAATTGCATCATCTAAGAAACTGTCATTATTAACATAGTATCCAGGGTATTTAGCCAATGGTCCCAAAGTTACTTTAATAATAGCTGGGGTTGTAGTTGTAGCTATTGAGTTAGCAGAACTAATACCAAATTCTCGAACAGTTAAACCAGCATAGGTTCCATCTAAAAATGCTGGTCTTAAATTAGAAACCGATGTCAAAGAACTAGAAGTAGATCCAGTGTAATTTGAAACAAGTGTTAAAGAAGTATTGCTTTCTACACTTTGTACTTTATATTGAACACTATTTAAAGTTAAAAAATCACCAAACGCAACTTGAGATGTAAATAAAGTTCCTGTTCCAGAAACAGTTGCACTACCATTAGTTACACTAAGTGTTCCTGTTAAAGTTGTTGTTACAGGTAAGTTATAATCAGCAGTATTAATTGATCCTGTTTCAGAAAATCCAGATGTTTTTTCTGAGATTCCTAATGCAACTGATTTATTTGCTGGTGGAAGAAAACTATCAACACGAGTAATAATTACGCCTTCTGTTGAAGATGTATCTTGCCCCTTTTGTGAAATAATTGATGATGTAAAATCAGTAGTATAACCAGTGCCAAATTTAATAAATTGTCCTTGTTTAATACCACCATTTAAATCAACAGCAGAGACTTTCATAATTGTACCATAACCTTGGAAGTTATTGATATTATAAAGGTCTCCTATTTTAAAACCAGTTCCAGCTTGTTCGATTTTTAATGATACTGTTGTTGGTAAAATGGTACCATTAAAAACTAAATTGTTATTATTATCAAGATATCGTAATTGATCGCCAACAGAAATTGTTCCAAAGAAACGACGATCTAAAATAAACTCATAAACATCATCAGAAATACGAATCGCTCTATCTACTTCGACCTCAACGTACTGACGACGATCAACAAGAACTCGAACAACTTTTGTCTGAGTTACAACATCAACTAATTTACCAACAATATCTTGAGGATTACCAACAAGGATCTTTACAAAAATTGAAACATCTTGGTTCCATTTACCATCAGAGGCACGAAGCATCTGTGTTGAAGGATATTGAAGCGTAATATCTTTATTGAATAAGATTCTGAATAACAGTTTAAAAGAAGATTCACTTCCTTTCGCAAGATATAAATCTTTAACTTTTGATATTAAAAATCTTTCATCAACAGTTGAATATGGTATTTTAGAAGCAAGTTCAGATTTAAAATACGTAATAAAAGCATCAAGAGTTGTGTCAATATCTCTTAAAGTAGTAGGATCTTTTTGAGTTGTTTCTAAGAACTCATAATACGCTTTTAGAAAATCAACAAATGTTTGATATTCATCCCTGACAAACTCAGGTAGCTGCGATGCTACTATCGATGAAATTTTAGGTTTTGTGATCATTATGAACGACTAGAAGTAAATGTATAATTATATCCACCACGCAAATCACCAGAAGCAGAAGCGTCTGGAATTGCAACAACTTTTAAGTGGTCTTGAGCAATAGTTGCAATTTGTGTTAACGCAGAAACTACGTCATTTGATAATGGACGAATTGAAATCTCCAAATCGATATCAGCAAGAGCAGTGATATGTAAGTTCTTAATATCAACAACACCCTTGTTATAATCAATATTACCGATAGTTGGATTTACAACAATCTTAATACCATTAGTACCAAATCTAAATAAACGAACATGAGCAACACCATCATCATCAAGATAATGTAATTCTTCACTACCTGCTATATAGAACCCAGTGCTTCTAAATGATTCTTCTGGTTGACCAGAACTCCAAATTGGATTAATCATATTCAACACGTATTGAGCAGAAACATTATATCGAACATTTAATTCTCTGCGTAATAATACTGTTGTAATATTGTTAGTGATTGCTGGATCAGAATTGTCAATTAATTTACTTAATTTAGAATATCTAAATACCCCATCGAAACGATTTAGTTCATTAACATCGTATGCATTAATAGTATTTGTAACAATAGCAGCAATCTCAGATGCAGTTTTAGTTGTTGCTTGTTCATTATAATAAACAGTTGTGCTCAATGCAATATTAATGTATTCTGGATCAACAATAACAGGTTGAACTGAAACAACATTTCGTTGTTGTAGGATTGTTGATATTAATGCTGATTTTTGAGTTGTTGTTAATTTGTCTGCGTCTTTAGGTTTAACGCAAAGATACACTTTACCATACACTGGAGGATTGTTATCCTCACCACCCCAGCAAGTTACTGAAGCTGCATCAGAGAAAAGTGAGTATACGATCGCTTTGTAATCATCTGGGGTAACAGCACGATTCTGAGAAGCGTACATTCTTGGCGCATTAAATCTAATACTATCAATATCCTCTGCTGCTGCGCCATTCGCAGCAATTCCTACTGTTGTTACTGTTACAGAAGCACCACTAATTAGAGTTGGTCCACCATATGAAAACTGACGTGCTTTATTTGGAGCATCTAAACTAGAAACAAAATAATTTAGATGAACAACATTACCTGGTTCAAGAGCACGACCAAGGTTACCATCACCAAATGTCAATTCATATAAACCATCATCAATCTCTTTTACCCAATAACAATTTGTGTCAGAATCTACATCAACCAAAGTTTCAGCTTTAGTAAATGCTGTGTAAACTGAAGATGTAGCAGCTTCTTGAACTTTTACTGTTAGTGTATTTAAATCAATATTTGCGTTTGGAATAATGTAACGTGTATTATTTCCAACATTTATATTAAAGTTTAGAGGAGTGCCTTCAACAATTTCTAAATTAGAAAAATTAAAAATACCAGCAGAAGAACTGGTGGCAACCACAGTCCCTAAATTATAAAATGTATAATTTGCTCCATCTACTGTTGTTGTAAATGGAGTAAAAGCTGGAAGAGCCAGCGTAGTAATACCAGATGTTGGAGCAGAAACAGTTAAATTAATTGTTGCTTTAGAGCATGTAGCAGATCTTGGAGAATAACCAAGCATCTTAGAAATAGAAACTACACTATTACGTTTTCTTGCTGAATCAAGAAACATCTCATTGATAGCAAGATTATTATAAAGAGCATTGTAATGAGTATTATACGCAAGAACATCCATTAAAACAGACATAGCAGAACCTTCAAAATCATAATCCTGAAATTCAGTTTGCCCACTTAAGAAGGTTTTTAAATTTGTTTTAATATCATCAAAATCTAGTGTTGTGACATTAATCTTTTTATTTGAAGTTGCCATTTATCGTGTTCTCTGTAGCGTTAATTCTAGCGTTATTGGGGCGGTCGTATTTAATATTGTAAATTCAATTATAACATCAATAGTATGTTCATCTTCAGCTACGACGCAAATTACATCAGTTAGGTTTACTCTTGGCTCAAAGGTGTTAATAAGATCTTCTATTGTTCTTCTTAACATGGCGCCAAGCATAGGAGTTGCTGGTTCAAACAATAATTGTCTAATTGGGCTACCTATCTCACTGTGAAATGGTCGCTCATAGTTACTAGTTAAAACTAAATTTTTTATAGAATTCTTAACTGCATCCTCGTCATAACGACGAGTGACATCCATCGTCACAGGATTTTTCGTGAAATTTAAATCTAAATCCGAGAATGTTCTTGTATTATTTGCCATATTCTTATTTATGCTTATTGTATGAAAGTTTTTGCATTACCCTCAGCAACTTGGTCTCCATCTGCGATTTGATCATCAACTCTTGCAGCTTGTTTACCCTCAAAAAATGTTTTTGTAGAACCAGAAACTATCTGCCTTTCTTCTTCTTCATGAGTATCAAGTCCAACTGTATGCGCTTCAAACTGATCGCCAACAGTACCAATTAAAAGTCCACCAATATAACTTTTAGTACATTGAACCTTTTTGGTAAGAGGAGTGGGGTCCCCACCATCAGATCCTTTACTTAATGCGCCAAAAAATGTTAATTTATTCATTATGTTCTACTTGGTCGCCAAAATCCAAGAACAACACCATTCTTTGGGCTTTGTGCTGCTGGTGTCCATACAGGCTTCCCACCACTGGACCAACCAACTGTCACATCCCCTTCATTTGGATTATTATTTGTGGATTTAGCTCCTCCTAACTGATTACCACCAACAAAAGACAATTTTCCATTTTGTGCTTGATAAACAAAATTTACGTGTCCAAAATCCCAAAGAACAATATCTCCAGGTTGTGCACTAGCAGCATCAACTTTTGTAGCACCAAACTTACTTGTAGCATCTCTAATTGCCCATGAAGATGCTGTTTGATAATATCGATATCCACATTGTTTTAATGTCCAATTAACAAAGCCCATACACCAAGGAGTTTGATCTGTTCTCCAATACGCTTGATTTGGATATCCAAGGTCAATCCAAATACGAACAATATTTGGATTAGATGGATTACCCTTCATACCTGTTTCTCTCCA